AACAGATGATTTAGTAATGGCACTAATACTAGTAATCAGAATAATGGGAATTTTACAAGGATATCATGAGGAATTAGACGGTATTATGACAGATCATACGGATCAAGTTATAGAACCTTTTCCGTTCATCGCCTTGTTATAATAAATACTACACTATGAATCACAACAGCCTAGCCACCCAACTTAATAATATGCTTTTAACCAAGGACCTTAGTCCAGAAATGACTGACGTCAAAGGTAAGCATGTGTTAGATCCAGAAGATGCAGAACTTTTTAACTTTGACTTTAAAGTAGAAGATCGCAATTATGGCACCGTAGTTATTTTACTAGGTGCAGACAATAACTTAGAAGTTTATTATGGCAACAATCTTGGTCGTGGTATGGAAACAGGCGATCGTGAAGCCTGGTATGATTTCTTAGAACAAATACGTTCAATTGCCATGCGCAACTTAATGCAGTTTGATTTACAAAACATTAATAGACTCAAATACACCATGCAAGGTATGGCCGCAATTAAAGAAGGTTTGTTTGAAGGTTACTATGGCACCAAAAAGATATCATACAGCGATCAACCTAAAAAAACAAAACTTGTAATCAAACACAATAGAACATTGGGCGAAAACGATGCACGTTTCCGTTACATTGAAAGTTTATTTGTTGAAACAGAAGATGGCAATCGTTTCCGTTTACCATTTACAAAATTAGTTGGTGGTCGTATAATGGCACGCCACTGTGCAGAAGGTGGCACACCTTACGATACATTTGGTCAACACATTTGCGAAATGATAGTAGAAATGAATACACTAAGTCGTTTTGTTCGCGCCAGCAAGCATAAACAGTTTGAAGGTGAAGCAGGTGCACTAGTTGAATCTGCTATTAGACACTACAATGAACTTAAAGCCAAAGCCAAACGCATGATCAGTCAACGTGGGTATAGAGAAGAAATTGAAAAGTTTAATCCAGCACAGATTACCGACAGTGAAGTCACTGCTGAAGCCATCCGTGACATGTTCATTGAACAAAGTTTAGACACAAGAATTGAAGAAGCATTACCATTATTAGCACAATTAGCCGCGGAAGAAAACAAAATGAAAGAAGCAGAAGAATTTGAGTGTTGGGCCAATCAAGTCATGGAAGGTACCTGGGTAATACCACGCACCCCAGAACAACAAAAAAAATTAGAAGATTTAATGGCGCAAGAACTACCAGTAGGTCCTGACGCCGTCAATGCAACTGAACAACTGTATGACCTAGTAGGTGACGATGTACTGTTTGATCGTTTACAAGAATTGGCATTCACAGATCCAGATGCCGATGCTCGTCAGATAATTTACGATCGTTTACAAGAACTTGGTATTGATGTTAATGTTGACATTGATAACAAATATGACACTGAAAGAGAACCCGTTGCAGATCAAGATCCACGTGATGATGCCAATGAAGACCGCTCATTATCAACAGTTGATGTTGGCGAATCAAAAGAACTAAGCAATATTATTAGACTCACCAGAGGATAAACTTGCAACCAGATGCAGTAGCCGTAGTAACCTATCCTGGGCATGCTTTAACTACTGTACTCACGATCCGTAATTTGTTAAATTTAACATTGTGGACTTCGCCAGTCCACATTTTTAGTGACGATCAAGGACCACAATATCAACTGTGGCCAAACTTCTCAGACGAGTATCAGGTATTACTTCGTCAACAATTTCCAAATACCACTTTTGTTTTTCACATGTTCAGTGATTTTAATTTTGCTCATATTTGGGACGGATGGTTACGTCAACAAATGATTAAGTTAAATCTTGATCGTGTGTTGCCTGGCAAGTTATGGTATGTGACAGATGGTGATGTACAACTTACTCGTGTGATTGATGTCAACGAAACTCCGTTTAATTTTGTAACCAATCTCAATCCATTGATAGATCAACAGAACGAAAGTTATCTTGGGTATATGCTAGGAATACCAAATCCAAGAATAAAATACAAAGACCAAGCAGTATTCACACATCTAGCACCTTTCCGTTGGGTACGCAAACATCATTTACAAGGATTGCGTACATTCGTGACAGATAGAACCATCAATGATTTTAATATAGTGCATACCAATTTGATGCGTGAAGAACGTATCATTGGATATGGAGATACACCCAATCATCTCAGTATGACTGAATGGGATTTGATAGAACTCTATCGAGAACGTATATTAGGTGAAGACTTAGGACTACGATATTGGATTAATCAAACCAACGAAATACGAGGCTGTGATCATGAGCCTACACACTTCTGGACATTTTTTGGAACAGACAGAGATTTGGGCATTGAATGGTTTGCTAGTTTAAGAGTGTCAGAAGATCTATGGATGCAAGTACAAGCAATAACTAGAACATGAGACAACACGCAGTTGTATTAACATATCCTGGACACTTCTTATTAACTGCTTTGACTATTCAATCAGTTCAGGAATATTTTCCAGAAGTCAAAGATATCACTGTACTAGTAGATGATATCAGTGATCGTGTATGGCCAACTTATGTTCAAGACTGTGAACAACTTTATAAATGTTCTGTCATCGCTTTGAGCAAGTTTGATCGTTTTAGAAAGTTTCGTGGCAATCCTTGGGTGCGGCAACAGGTGGTTAAACTATATCTGGATGAAGTATTGCCTTGGCAAGAATGGTTTTTTGTTGATGGTGATGTTGTTTTCTATTTTGGTGTAGACGAAAACATAGTACCTTACACACTAGTACCATATTCTGGTGTGCCATTGTCTGACCGAGATCCTGGACCAGGTGAAACAACCAGTCAGCAACTTTATTATGTACAATATCTATTGGGTATCAAAACAGATGGTCTGTGGCACGATGGCCCAGAAGGATATAAACGAGTGTGCGCCAGCGGAGCACCATTCCGTGACATGCAGGCACAAACACTCAAAGACTTACGCAGTTATATAGAGCAAAGATTGCATCAACCATTTGACGACATACATCTAGCATTGGCTAGCGATACTCGCCATAGTGTCAGCGAGTGGGAACTTATAGAAACATTTAGAACAACCATACAACACAAACAACTTGACTTACGCTTCTATCCCCCGTATAATATATTAGACATACTACCACACAAGGAGTATGTTCGTCCGCTACCGTTTTTTAAAACTTGTTATTGTTCGGACACAGAGTTAGGAGAACAGTGGTGGAATCAACAAGCATTAAGTATACCCAACAACATTTGGTCAATTTTGCCAAAAAAGAAATAAAAGTTGTTGACAATACTAAATAGAATGTGTACACTAGATTTCAAGTGTGCGCATTAGGCAAATAGTAACACACTAGGCAATTTTATAGGCAACTTAAAGGAGAAAACATTATGGCCTCATTAGCAGAAATTAGAGCAAGACTTCAAGCCGCAGATTCAAACAAAGGCGGCAATTCACAAAGCGGCGGCGACAACGCAATTTACCCACACTGGAACATCGATGAAAATGCAAGCGCAGTAGTGCGTTTTCTACCTGATGGCAACAAAAAGAATGACTTCTTTTGGGCAGAGCGTGCTATGATCAAACTACCATTCAACGGTGTCAAAGGTGAAATGGATAGTAAACAAGTGCAAGTACAAGTACCTTGTGTTGAGATGTGGGGTGAACAATGCCCAATCTTAGCAGAAGTTCGTGGTTGGTTTAAAGATAAGTCACTTGAAGACATGGGTCGTAAGTATTGGAAAAAACGTTCATACGTTTTCCAAGGCTTTGTTCGTGAGAATCCTCTCGCAGACGACAAGACACCAGAGAATCCAATACGTAGATTCATCATTGGACCTCAAATTTTTACAACTATTAAATCAGCATTGATGGATCCAGAATTGGAAGAATTACCAACTGATCTAGTGCGTGGTTTAGATTTCCGCGTTACCAAAACATCAAAAGGTGGCTACGCAGACTACTCTACAAGTAAATGGGCTCGGAAAGAATCAGCATTGACAGAAGCAGAACAAGCGGCTGTTGATCAATTTGGTTTGTTTGATCTGTCAGAGTTTTTACCTAAGAAACCAACTGATGTAGAACTTAAAGTCATGAAAGAAATGTTTGAAGCAAGTGTTGATGGACAACCTTATGACGCAGAGCGTTGGGGACAGTATTTCCGTCCAGCAGGTATGTCACAAGCAACAGGTAATCGTGGAGCAGGTGCTGAAACAGCAAGTGCCCCAGTTGCCCAAGCCGCACCGACACCAGTTGCAACAGCATCAGCATTTGACGATGAAGATAGTGTGCCAGTAGCAACTGCTCCAGTAGCACCAGCGCCAGCCGCAGGTAGCCAAAAAGCAGAAGATATCTTGGCAATGATTCGTTCAAGACAACAAAAGTAATCCTTTATTAGGTGTTTCCAGTGAAGGCGGGAACCTTAAGCACTTGGATCACTTAATTCCTATGTAAAGCACGTTAGACCCCATTTTTGGGGTCTAACCTTTTGTAGATATA